CCTGACCAGCGAATCGGAGCCTTCGATGCGCTCCTCCCCCAGCACCGTGCCGGCGGGTACGTTCGCCCGGAAGTCCGGTCCCATCTGCGAGAGCAGCGCCAGTTCCTCCAGTGCATTGATCGCGGCTTCTTCTGCCACTTGCGTCGTCATGCCTTAACTCCTGACCAGTTCCTGATGGGGGCCGACTCGCGCTGGTTGAACAGCCCCGGCCCGCTGTGCGTCTTACCCGCCAGAGCCTTGGCCTTCATCTCGCACCAGTCCTGCCAGATTTTGTTGACCATCTGCTCGATCTCGGCGTCAGTCACCGGCCTGCGCCGGGGCTTGCGCTTCTCGTATTCCTGGCGCTGGTAGGCCGCGCCGATGATGTAGTTGTGTTCTTCCGGTGAGAGCTGGCCCATGCCGAAGGTGAACACCGCCCGCTCTCCCGGAGGCGCTTCGGTAGGCACGTTCTCCGTGACCTGTATCTGGTCGTCCTTGACGGCGATGGTGACTTCCTGCCACTTCTCTCCGAGGGCACGGCGCCCGGGGATGACCATCTTCGCGATGGGCTTCGCTTCCGGCTCCTTGATGATTACGTGCGTCATGCTGGCACCGCCTCGCGCACCTTGACGCGCCATATGCCGCGACCTCTTTCGGACTCGCCGCAGAACTCCGCGTCCTTGAGCACCGCCGCCATCTTCTCGGTGATGAACCGCGTCGGCTGCTCGATGTACACCTCGTCACAGCGCTCTAGCAGTTGCTCAAGCACCTGGTCACCGTTGCGGATGTGCTGCAACACACTGAGCGCAAATCCCACGTCGTAGTGGGGGGCGTTGTTCAGGGCGTCCTTCTCCAGGTCCCAGAACGTGAATGCTCCCGGCCCGAGCTTGCGCGCCGACTCGATTACCGACGCATCGAAGTCGAGGCCGATGGCAGACGTCGCGCCCTCTGACAAAGCTCTGCGCACGAACCAGCCGAGGTTGCAGCCGATGTCGAGGACGGTCTTGCCCTTTACGTCGGGGCGCATCAGCTTCCAGCGCGTCTCACAGTCGCGCTCGCCTACGCCGTCTACAGCCTGATAGGGCACACCCTTGAAGCCGTGCGTCTTGTTCTCCAGGGGTAGCCCGCGCACGAAGTTGACGACTGTGTGGAAGCCCCGCGACTCCATGCCGGTCTGCACGATGGGTACGCACTTCTCAGGCACCGCCCACGGCTCGAAGTCCACACAGTCAACGCCTATCGTGCCGTCGCAGGAGTGCGCCCACTCAAAGTCAATCAGGTAGGGGTGATAGTCCTTGTCGGGGTCTACCAGTACGTTCTCGGGCGATACGTCTCTATGTGCCACGCCCTGCGCGTGCAGGAACTCCAGCGCTGAGCGGATGCCGTTGACGATCGTGAGCTTCTGCGCCTCGGTGAGCTGCAGGTAGTCCACGTCTCTCAGAGGCGTAAGGATGGGCATGTCGAAGTAGGTCATGCCCTCGTCGGTCACGCCCCGCTCGAGGATGGGCACGAGGTTCGGGTGCTCGCCTAGCCTGTCGCGGAGGGCGAGTATCTTTGCCACCACGGGCGACTTGAGGAAGGATTCCTGCTTGCGGAAGCGGCCTTCATGCTCGAACACCACCGCGCCGCCACGGTGCCAGTCCGTGCGAGGCGACTTGGCGATCTCGGCCTCGATCTTCTTGAGGATCGGCTTCCAGTATTCGACCCAGATGCGGTCCCAGTCCCAGCCGTTCGCCCACATCCCCGCCGTGCCCTTCATGGCGATAAAGCCCTTCGGGTCGTCGCGCTTGATCTCGTAGATGCGGGTCATGCTCTCGGCCAGCTTGTCGATGTCGATCAGCACTCGGTGAGAGGGGTCGGGGGTAAACATCTCCGTCGCTCCGTCCACCAGCTCAGACGAGTTGGGGGCCACCAGTTCGGGCATCGACGTGCAGTTCGTCGCGATCACCGCGCACCCGCACGCCTGCGCTTCCATGACGGGGATGCCGAAGCCCTCGCCTAGTGTTGCCTGCACGTAGCAGTCGAGTGCCGAATAGAGGGCATTCATGCCCTCCTGCGAATAGCCCATGACGAGGTTGTATTCGTCGGCGGTCTTAACCTTGTCCTTGATGCCGGGGAACATGCGCTCGTAGAAGTTGAGCATCTCCGAGATCGGCACCGACCCGGACTCTGACCAGTCGCCGGTGTGCAGGTAGAGGTAGGAGTTAGGAAGGTTGGCCTGTCCAAAGGCCCGGATGAGGCGGTCGAATCCCTTCCTGCCAGGGTAGTAAGCGTTGCGGCCTACTGAGCCAAACAGGAACGCATCGTCGGGCAACTGCAATTGGCGGCGGAATTCACGCCTGCCGTTCGCGGTGTAGCCGAAGTCCTTTTCGATGCCGTGAGGGATGACCTGGACCTTGTAATCCGGGGCGAACTCTGCCAGCTCCTTCTCAACGAAGTTCGCCATCGCTACGGGGAAGTCCACTTCCTTGAGCACGTCGAGGTTGGCAAAAGAGATCGGTACTGCGTCGATGGGGAACCACGCCAGCCAGCGGGCGCCTACGTCCTTCATCATCTCCGGGATGCCCGTGCCCCTGAGCGGCCAGAGGTCGAACAGGGTGATCACGAGGTCGGGCTGCACGTAGCGCAGATGGCCCTTGATGATCGTGTCTACGTAGCCCTGCCCGTTGGATGGGAGCACGGTCATGCCCTCCCACTCCTGGACGCCACCCTGCAAACCGAAGGTGGCGTAGAGCACGACCTTGTGCCCTGCGTCCCTGAGCCTGCGGGCGAGGGATGCCGTCTGAACACCGTATCCGGTCTTCACCCACGGCGCGTTGCTGGCCAACAGAATCTTCACAAGTCCCCCTTGCTGGCGGGGAGTAGATGCGGGCGGGGGACCATCCACACCTACTCCCCTACTCGAACCGTTAGTCCTCAGACGGCTCCGCTGAGATAGACGGGGTGACGCCGTTCTCGTAGCCGAGCACGTAGTCCACCTGGAAGCCCAACTCAGTCCATGTACCCGTCGAGGTCTCGTTGTAGGCCAGCCGCAGCCACTCGCCGGCGGCGAACAGTGCGGTCGAACCGAGCGAGGTCATGGTCATGGCGCGCGGGATGTCCACGGCCCACGTAGAGCCGGAAGCCCACGAACCAAGCGTCCCCTGAAGCACCGGCGTCGCCGCCGAGCTGTACTTCTCCAGCCGAAGCTCCAGCGTGTTCGTCGCCGTGGCGATGGCTGCGGTGTTCGTGGCGTAAGCCGAGAGCACCTGGCCCGCGACCGGGAAGCGGAAGATCGAGAAAATCTCGTCCGCTGCGGGGTCGTGAGTGAAGACGTGGTTCAGGGTGTAAGGCGAAAGACGAGGATTGAAGCCCATCTCTGTGTGTTCCCTTTCTGTCCTTTAGGCCGGTTCCGAGTCGATGGTTGGCACCACGCCCGTGTCGTGGCCGAGGACGTAATCGACCTGCATTCCCATCTCGGTAAAGACGCCGAGGTCGTTCTCGTCATAGACGAGGCGTACCCACTCACCGGCTGCAAACAGAGCCGTCGAGCCGAAGGCCGTCATCGTCATGGTGCGAGGCACGTCTACGGACCATGTGGACGCTGCCGCCCATGAGCCGAGGGTGCCCTGCACGACGGGAGTTGCCGCGGAGCTGTACTTCGCGAGATACAGGTGGAAGTAGTTGGTGCCGGAGCCAGATGCCGTCACCGCAGCCGTGTTGGTTGCGTAAGCGCCCAACACCTTGCCTGCTACCGGGAACCGGAACAGTGTGAAGACTTCATCCGCTGCCGGGTCGTGCGTCCAGACGTGGTTGAACGTCTGGGGTGCGAGTATCGGGTTAAAGCCCATAGCTAAAGTTCCTCCTCATCTGGGTTGTCCCTCTACGGTCGTCCCGCAACCCCGGCGATTCTCCGGGATGGTTGGATGCCCTCAAGGGAGGCCCTTTAGCCGGTCGGCCTTGCCGAGTCGAACGTGGCCGCGCGGCCCCAGTCGTCCTCGTACTCACCACGCGCCCAGCGGCCCACGATGTTGAACTCCCAGCCACGAAGCGAAGCGTCGCGCTCGGGCTCAACGTCCGGCCCGCCACCAAGCTCAACGAGGATGTGCGCTTCCTTCGACTTGATCGTGCCGACCGCGTCGTCAGAGGTGTCCTTGTTGATGTTGATGTCGGACATGATCGTGAGGCCGGGGAGACCGGGGATCGTGAACTGACCCTCGACCTTGCCCATCCGCTCGCTCTCCGAGACGATCTGGGTGTTCGCGGAAGCGCC